GTCTCATTTGGCAAGGCTCCGCATCAGTTCGTCAATTTTCTTGTCCAAGTTGTCCAGCCGCGAGATGACCCGGTTCATGTCGGTGTGCATGTCGGCCCGCGTAACGTAGTCACGGGCTACTTCTTCTCGCGTCCTGTTCAGCAGGATTTGCAGCCGCTTCACTTCCTCGACATGGTTTTTCAGCACCCAGCCGATCAGGCCGAGTGCGCCGCTGAGAACAAAGTTCCAGAGCATATCTGGCGTCATCACTTACACTCCGTTCCAGTGCAGCATTTCAGCGGTTTCTCGAACATTTTTTGAAGCGCCTGCGCCATCAATTTGGTCGCATTCCAATTGTGATAGAGACTGGCGCTCTATCTGTCGCGGTTGCCATAGTCCAATTGCTGGGGCTGTATGTGCCTGCGTTCGATATCACAGCCGATGTTCCGACGCCGATCCTCGCGTCTCTGTAATCGTTGCCGTTGATATTGAAGACATTTGAAAGGTTCCCCGGCGCTGTTAGGGCTGAACTGTCATTATTGCCAAAGGCCGCGATCACCACAGCAAGAAAATTCTTGGTTGTAGTGGTGATGTTTGGCGGGGTGATGGTCGCCGAGGAGTTATTCGCTTGGGAATTGACGGCAGTCACCAGTTCCGGGGTAGACCCCGAGCATCTAACATTTCGGTATACATGTATGACTGCGGCTGAAGCATTGTTGCCGCTGGCGCTGACGTTGAAGGTTACGGCGGAGTCGCCTGACGCCCAAACCTTATAGGCTACCGACAGGTTGGTATCCTGCCCACGGCCTGTCGATGAGGCGTTGTATACTTCAAAAAGATTAGTCCATCCTGCGGTGGTGGCGCTGATTGGTTCGTTGGCCGTGGTGCAGACGTTCCACGCCAAAATAACCAAGTCGCCCACTGAGGGCGATGATGCAAGCCCGCCAGACAGCGTATTGATCGTTATGGTTTTAGAGGTTCCGCCGCCGCCATACGCGACCGCAAGGCCCCCGACATAGCTTATCGTTGAGACTGACCCCGAGTAGAAGTCGCTCATTGATATTTCGCCGGATGTTGGGACGCTGGTGTTATTGTTCGTCACATTGCCAGTACCCCTGTAATACTCATTCAGGGATATTGGGTTGGACCCACCAAATTCAGTTTGAATTTGGTCTAGGGTTATCGCGCCTGACGCTGGGAGGGTCATTCCACACCCTCAAGCTTGCGACGGAGTTTGTTGATCTGGGTCTGCTGCTCTTTGATGGCCTCAATTAGAAGGGGGACAAGACGCTCGTACCGAACGGTCAGGTATTGCTCGTCGATTGGGGCGGGGGCCACCACTTCTGGCATCACGGCCTGAACCTCCTGAGCGGAGACCCCGACCTCCTTCTTGACCTCGTAACCGAGCGCCTGCGCGACACCATTCGGCTCATAGTAAAAGCCAGACAGCGACATCAGCTTGCCAAGGGCATCGTCAATGTTTCCGAAGCGGGTCTTCAGCCTGTCATCCGAAAAGTAAGCCGTGATGTTGTTGCTAGCCCGGATTTCGCCAGTGGTGCCGGATGAGTTAACACCAACACCAAGACTGGTGACGCGGGCTGTCCCGTTTACGTCGAGGAGCTGGTTCGGGGTGGTCGTCCCGATCCCCACGCTGCCCGCGCTAACGATGCGGACGCGTTCTGCGCCATTTGTGAAGAATAACATTGGATAAGTAGACAGGCCTACGATGCTGTTCGCGCCGTCCCCATGATATATCTGCATCCCGACTGTGTCGTCGTATCTGGTAAACTGAACGCCCCCAGAACGATCCGTTTGGGACGCGTCGTTGCCCTTCAGGTCAAGCGTTGTGATCCCCGTAGAAATGAGTGTAGGCGCGTCTGTTCCAATCCCCACGTTGCCTGATGCGTCAAGGCGCATACGCTCAACGCCACCCTCCGCGAAGGCGATGGTATCAGCCGCAGGGAAGAAGATACCTGTGTTCAAGTCTCCCGTGTTGGTGATCGACGGAGCCGCAGCCGAGCCGTCCGAGAAAGACGCCTGCCCGTTCACCTCAAAAGCCGTCGCGGGCGTCGCCGTATTGACGCCGAGGCGGTCATTGGTCGTGTCGATCTTGATGGGCGAACCGTTGCCGAGCAGCGTGTCGATGGCGTCAAGGTCGCTGTTCAGCTTGGTGCCCCAAGTGTCCGAAGACGCGCCGACCTCTGGCTTCACAAGCCCAAAATTTGTGGTTGTCGTATCAGCCATTTCTCACCTCACGCTGCCCGCGTCCACGTCGCGCTTGACGACGATGCGGGTGTCCAAGTCTCATTCTGCGCCGCCTGCGGGGTCCATCCTGCGCTATCGGCAGACACTGGCGTCCAATCGTCGCCCGTGACCGACTGCGCTGTCCAAGCCTCGCTTTGCGGCTGCTCACCCTCCCACTTGAGGATGGCTCTCGCGGTGAAGATAGCATAAACAGCCGCCGTTGCGCTACCCAGCAAAATACGCTCTACCGATGCCGCCGCTTGGGACGAAACAGTAGCTTGCGCGCTGTCTTGATAAATGGCCTCCATGCTCGCCGCAGCCGCACTCTGGGCAGCCGACGTCGCGTTGGGTTGCTGAATGCGTTCGCCTGAAGCTGACACGCTGGCCGAGGCCGACAGGGCCGCGCTGGGCTGTTGGATGCGCTGCGCTGCGGCGCTGACGCCCGACGTGGGGGTGGCCGCCGCGCTCACCATTCGGATCATCCCGGCGAACACTGTGGACGCGCTCGCAGCCGCAGACGCAGCCGACCCGAGCAGAATGCGTTCGACGGATGCGGCGCTTGTTGCGGCTGCGCTCACCGCCGCAGAGGCTTCCCTGACGCGGGTGGCAGACGCCTGCACGTCACTTGTCGCCGACGCGGCTGCGGACGGCTGCTGGATAAGTTCCGCGCTAGCCGACACGCCACTTAACGCTGCAGCCCCGGCGGCGGCCAGATAAACAATTTGCGCGCTGGCGGCAACGACCGTTGTCGCGTTCGCCTCACCGCTGATTACGATTAAAATTGTTGCCGCAGAGGCGCTTGAAGATGTAGCGACAGCACTCGCGCTCACCAGTTTGGCGTCGCCCTCTGCATAGCCCTCATTCCAGTATTCAGGCTCGACGTAGTATGGGAACGACATGATTGTGCCTTTCGTCGTGCGCTACGTCACGCTGGCGCGGTTGGCCAGACCACGCTGTGCGGGAAGCCAGACTGCGCCGTGATGTCGAGAAGTGCGCGACGGTAGGCTGCCCACTCGGCTTGCTTTTCCGCAGTCAGGTCGGCCCAACGAAGCGGGTTGCTGACGACAGGGTCAACCTCGGACGCGAGCCTGTAGTCGCGTTCTTCGCGGACGGCCTCTGCGGCTGCGGCGTTAAGTTCTGCCTGTGGTCGCAAGACCCACTGCGAACCGTCCCACTCATGCCTTGCGTCTGGCATCAGAGGAACCCCGACGGTCCCTTCTGGATACGTCGCCATGATTTCGGCGCTCGGCTCGGAGAGAGCCTGCCAGTAACCGCGTTCGGGGTGAAAAAATCCGTGTTCCATCATCTTAGCTCCGACCAGCTCGACACCCCGCCGCCACTGATCCTATAGTAATGTCCATTCGGGATAACAGCTGCCGCGAAACTGCGATTTGCGCTGTTAATGACTGGCGCAATCTGTACAGTGACCCACGTTGAGTTGTCGGTCGACGCCTGCAAGGTACCGGAACTGTAGATCGAAACCGCTATGGGTTTTCCAGTGGTGTTCTGGTAGCTGACATTCACGGCGCGAGAGACGACCTGCCAAGTCTGAGCTTGGCCAATGGCGTTGGTCGCAGTGGTCGCAGTTGTGGCGCTCGCAACGGTCCCAGAAACTCTAGCCGCCGGGATCGTGCCAACTTGCAGTGTCCCCGAGTTGTCGAAGTAGAACGCCCATGACGAGTTGTTTTTGTAGACACCAAACGACACGGACGACTGGTTGTCGCTCATCCATGTCAGGTTGTAGTCTGGGAAGTTTATGCCGATATACCCAGTAGTAGAGCCAGTAACGGAAATGGAACCGTAAGACCCCTGCGTAATTCCGTTACCCGTGATACGCTGCCAAGTGGCTGCTGACAGCGCGGAGGCGGTCGTCGCAGTCGCAGCGTTGCCCGTGACGTCAATGCCCCACGTCCCCGAAGCGCCACCGCCCGTCTTGGTTGGCGCGTCGTTGGCAATCTCAGCATTTACGAAAGCCGTCGTGGCAAGCTGAGTGGTGTTGGTGCCGACAGAGGCCGTGGGGGCGGCTGGCGTCCCGGTGAATGTAGGGCTGTCCAAAGTGGCCTTGGTGGCCGCCTCATCGTTTAGGTTGATGAAGTTGGCGTCCACCTCTGTGTGCGTGAGAGGAGAACCCTTCCCGGCCCGCGTTACGATGGTCGCCATTCATTCACCTATTAGTCGAGGGTAACGTCGAGATCGCCCGACGGGATACGCAAGACGTCCCCGGTCGAGATCGACTTGGACGCGGCCAGAGACGCGTAAACAAGCATGTTGCCAGAAGTCTCCGCGTCGAAGACGGCGATGTGCGTGATCGTGCCCCAGCTACCTGTGGCCGTCGGCCATTCGATGGCGGCGTCGTTGGTGGCCAAGTTCCCGCTCACCGTGAACGTGACAGCCTCGCGGGTGTAGGCATTGCCGGACACCTCCGTGCCGCCGCCAGCCTCGCCGGGGGCAGCCGTGAACAGGCCGACCCACCAAGCCGTCGGTCGCGTCGGAGAGCCGTTGGTGAGCGCCCACTGCAGGACGCGGGTTTCAAGGTCGTTGGTAAAACTCATGGTGCGCCTCGCTTGGGTTTGATGACGAGACCAGATCCGCCATATTTGGCTTCGGAGGAACTGGTTCTCAGGTTTTCGATGCCTTGGGCGAACATGGCCTCCCAGACCTGAATGCGCGCGTCGTCCTTCAGGTATGGCGCGGTGTGAACCAGCGATCCGTACAGGTAGACGTCGGGAGCCTCAGTCAGGAGCCAGTTGGTTGCGTTGCTGACCGACAGTGTCGGCACGCGCGCATAATACACTAGCGAGGCGTTGTAGGTCAAATCTGGCGTCGGGTAGAGTTCGATGCCGCCAGCCGTCAGGGCGTAATTCGTCGGGCGGCCCACGCGGTCATTGCGGTCACCGCGCAGTTGCAGCATTTGCGCCGTGCTGATCGGTGCCACTTCGCTCGTCGGCCCGTCGGTGATCTGCAGGCGGATCGGCTGCAGGAAGTCAGCCGGGATCGCGCTGTACTGCGTGTCCAATTCAGCCGTGCTGCGCTTTTCCATGCGCCAGTGACGCAGGTCGCGGTCGATCCGGCTCTCGGCCAGACGGATGAAGGTGGGGACGACCGACGTCAGATCGTCGCGGTTCAGAAAGTCCGCGACCGACGTCTTTAGCTGATCGTACGTTGCAATGGTCATTTCTTCTTCGCCTCGTTGCGGGCCGAAATGGCCTTGGCCTTAGACTTGGCGTCCGCCTTGCTGCTCGCGCCCCACGCGTTCAGTGATAGCAGAAGACGCGTGGGTTTTCCATCTGCATCGCGCTCGGGTCCGGGCATGCCGCCCATTCTGGCCAAGAAGGACGCCCGGCGCGGGTTGTCGCCAGCCTTCACCGGGGCCTTCAGGTTCATACCCTCGGCCTTCGCGGATGCGCGCCCCTTGGCGTTTAATCCGCCTTTTGGGTTTTTTCCTTCAGCGCGCTGCCAAGCCGGGGTTTTAGCCATCACTTGCCCTTCTTCGCTGTTTTGGCGGACGCCTTAAACGCAGCCGCCGTGGGCGCGCCCTTGTCGCCCGGCTTCCGCATCTTCTCGCCAGATCCGGCCTTAATGCGGGCCTTCTTGGCTGCGATGTTGGCGTACAGGCCCTTGCTCATTTCTTGCCCTTCATAGGGCACTTGCCAGCGGCTTTGCACTTAGCTGGCGTCGGGCAGCCCTTGCAGGGCATGAACTTCATGGTCGGCTTTTTCATTTCTTCTTCGCCTTTCCTGCTTTCGAGAGCGCGATGGCCACGGCCTGCTTCTGCGGCTTCCCGGCCTTCATCTCGGTGCGGATGTTAGCAGAAATTGTTTTGGCGGACGATCCCTTTTTCAGTGGCATCAGTATTGCTCCTCGTCGGGCTGCATGGCGAGTAGGCCCATCCCGCCGGGCGCGATAGCCAGCGGCGCGCGGTTTTTGATGAAATCCATCAGCATCTCCTGCCGCGTCAAGTTGCGCTCATTGGCGCGCTTGTCCAAGGTGCGGCGGAATAGTTCCATCGCCGTCCCTTGGCTTTCGTCGGCCAACCCCGTGATGTCGCCAGCGCCCATCCACAAATTGGCTTGGAACTGAGCGGGCGTCATGTCGTATTTCGCTGCCAAACGCTGCGCCATCTCCTCAAGCGCCGCGTATTCCGTCGCGCTGGGTGTATCTGACCACGCCGTCGGCAGCCCCTGCAGTGGGCTTGCGTCGGTTATAACGCCGTCCTTGGCCGCCTTGGCGAGATTGACCTGCACCGTCGGCTTTCCCTTGACATCCCGCGTCAAAATGTACGGCTCAATCGCTTGGCCATAGGCCGCCCGCAAGGTGTCCAGCATCTCAACGCTGCCGCCAGCCTGCTCAGACAAAAAGTCTGGGCTGCCGTCGGCCATCGCAAGCATCCGCATGAAGTGCTTGTCTGCGGCGATGTTCTGCTTGTCACCCAGAAGACTGTTGGCGAACCCTTTTACCTTCGGATTGGCCTGCAGCCACTTAGTCAACTCGGCACCCTTCAGGTTCTCTGGGACAACACGCACCCACTGACCATCTAGCTGGTTCATCACGTTTGCTGCGTGATTGCCCTGCATGACGTGGCCATAATTGTATGAACCCGGACCCTTTTCTGGCGGCATGTTCGGCACATTGATGCCAAGCCTGCGGGCAGCGGCGGCTGGCGTGACCCCGCCGCCCTTGACGACTTCCGCGACCCTAAGCCTGTCTGATGGAGACAGTGCATTGTAGAAGGATGCATTGCGAAGATTGTCTGGGACGGCAGACCCTGTCGATGTCGCGCCGATCAGATCAATGAACTCTCGCCAGCGCGCGTCGCCCTCTTTTTCGCCCAAGGTTCCGACAAACCAATCGCGCATTTCTTCGGTGTTGTACCAGTCGCTCCCCTCCAGACGCCTGCCGCGCTCAATGTAATTGTCGAACATGGCATTGATCGGGTTTTCTGGGTCATCCGTTGCAGCGATAAGACGCCGCATGCGCTCTGGCACCTTTTTCGGGGCGTACCGGGCAAAAGAACCGCCAGCCCTGTCTGGCGCTGCGCCACGATAGCGAGGGTCGCTTCCCGGTGGGAGATTGACTGTGCCAGTAGCGTCCATGAGGCCCATCGGGGGGCCGCCATTGTCGCCCATACCGCGACCCGCGTCGAACGGCGCGCGCTGGATCGGGTTGCTGTACATCACTGGCACGGGGCCGGGCTGGTTGAGACGGTCAACGATATCACGGCCAGCCGCACGCATAGTGTCGCCCGCAGCCTGCGTGGCGGGAGATCCGCCCAGCAGACCCTCCATCACGGCGGCAGCGGCTGGAACTCCAGCGCGCCCAGCGACAACCGCAGGCCCGGCCACGCCAGCCGCACCCGACAGCATGTCGCCCAAGGCGGCCAAGCGGTCGTATCCAGCCACATCCGGCGACATCATGCGCTCGCCAGCCCGCATGGACTGGCCGATGGCCTCGACCGGGTTCAGAAACTGGTTCAGGAGCGCAAGACGCTCGCCGATCCCGCCCGGCAAATCCATGATGCCCGGCTTGCGCGGGGCGACGCCACGGCTGCGCGGCTCGGACATGAGGGCCAGATCACGTTGACGTAGTGCGCGCTCAAGTTCGTCTGCCATTCCAGCCTCTTATCGCATAGCCAGCAAGCCCGTGGGCCGCCGCTGGGGTCTCGGTGACGTCACGACTTGCGTGCCGTAGGTGCCTTTCGCCGGGAGAGCCGACCCGGTCAACTCTTCGTATTTCGCGCGGATCTTGGGGATGTAATCCCGCGACTGCTCGGGCAAATCCTCGAACTTGCCATTCCAGCGCATAGCGTTCGTCGGCCCCCAGTTGTAGGCCGCCAGCGCGCGGTCCATGTCGCCGCCCGTCAGGTCCAGCATGGCGCGCAAATAGTCGTCGCCCATCAGGTAGCTCAGGTCAGGCTCGAACAGCAGACCCTGAGCCGCCGCTGGCGTGCGCTCGGTGACAGGGTAACCGCGCTCTGCGGCCCGGTCGAAGACGTTCCTAACGTCGTCGCGCGGGTTCATGGCCGTCTCCGGCATAAGCTGCGTCAAGCCAGCCGCGCCCTTCTTCGAGACAGCCATCGGATCGCCGCCGCTCTCGGCGTAGATCAGGGCGTCCAGAAGCGCCTTCAGGTCGAACTGTTCAGCCATCAGCGACGCTGCCCGCTCTGAGCGCGCTGCATCGCGTCGTAAATCATCTTCATCAGCGCCTCGTCCGACATCTGGCCCACAGGCGGCAGGGTCGTGGTCGTGATGGCACCCGGAGCGTACGGGTTGGGCATCGACGGCGGCCCGGCGGAATACATCGGCGTCGGGCGTGACGGCGGGCCTGCTAAGTACATCGGCTCGCGCTCCCGCTCCATCCGCTCCTGATACCCCTGCGGACGTACGCCCAGAGCGTTCAGGAAGCCCGAAAGCGGGCCGCCCTCAAAGGTCTGCCCCGAGCGGCCAGCGCCGCCGCCGTCCAGCATGTCGAGCAAGCCGAGAAATTTTTGCTGATCCATGCGATCCTCCGTTTGCGGCACCTTACCAGATCAACGCGCCCTTGGCTATATCACGCCACACCCTTCAGCCCGCGCCGTATCGGCTTCGACCAGTTGGCCGTCGGCGTGCCCAAGGCCGTCGCGGCGTCCCCGGCGAAACTGAGGAACACGGCGTCGGCCAAGTCGGGAGACCGTAGCCCACGGCGACGCATGTCGTCCTTGCTCTCGGCCTTCACCTTGCCCGTGGAGCCGAAGCTGTACCTGATGGATGTCAATTCTGATAAAAGGGCCGAATTTTTCGGAAGTCGGGCCGTCCGCTGCTCCAGCCATCCGCGCACGCGGAAGATCAACTCCGTCCGCAAATTGGCGTATGTGTTGCCGAAGGCGGGAGCCTCCGAGACGTTGATGCCGCGCACGGGCATGCCCAATTCGCGCATGCGGTCCACGACACCCGACCCGAGGCCGATGCTGTCCACCAAGATCTCCACGGGCCGCTGGTTGGGCATCAAAGCGTCGTAGTACGCCTTCACGCGGCCCGTGGTGGCCATGAGGTCCAGACCCTGCCAAGCCTCTATATCCGTGATGACGTTGCCCGTACGGCGCACAAGCACGGTGCGGTCGCTGCCGAAGCGGGCGACGTCGAGCGACCAGACGGGGCGGATGTTCTGCGACACGACCACATCCCGCTCGACAGCCGCCTCGGCCAGATGCAGGGGGATGATGGTATCGTCGTCGCCGAGGGGGAACTCACCAAGCACGCGGATGCGGTAGGCGTTGCTGTCCTCCCCGTAGCGCGTCTTCATCTCCTCGACGAACTCTTTGGACACGCGCTTACTCTCGACGCACGACCAGTGCAGCGTGTGCCAGTGATCCGCCAGCCGCGTGTGCGTCTCGAAGAACGTGCCGCTCGTCCGCGTCGGGTTCCCGGCCAAAATCGTCACCGCGCTGTGGCCTGACATCGAACCCGATGCCGCCTCGAAGACTTGCTCCGGCACACCCGAGGCCTCGTCCACCACCAGCATGACGTTGTCGCTGTGAACGCCTGCCAGCGCCTCGGGCTGCTCGGCCCGCGACGTCCGGGCAGATATGAACGCCTCGCTGGCCGCCGCGATCAACTCGACGCGGTCCGTCTTCACCTCCAGCAAGACCCTCAGAGCCTCTGGCAGTTCGTTTATCCACCGCTTCAACTCGGCGAACAGGGCGTCGTACAACTGGGCCGTCGTGGGTGCCGTGACGACGACCTTGTTCGGGAAGCGGAACAGCACGAACCACAGCATGCTCCAACTCAGCGATGTGGATTTGCCCGTGCCGTGGCCGCTGCGGACCGAGATCTTGCGCTCGCCCCTGCCGACGGCTCTCAGCAGATCATCCTGATACGGCTCCGGCTCCGCGCCGAGGATCTCGCGCACAAACAGACCCGGCCCGTCTTCCGTCGTACCGTATCGTACGATCATCTCCTCGAAGGGGTTCTGCGCGCTCATGCGTCGTCACCGTCAGCCTG